AATTTGCTACCTCAATACAAACAAAGTATTGTCCAAAATCAAGCTCTATCATCAATAAGAGAGCTATTTAATATAGACAACGTGTTTTTTGCAGACACAATTCCGCTCCAATATGTAATGAGTGCATTAAACTCTGTAACAGGAATTGATTTCGCTACTGTAGAGATTCTTCGCAGAACAGACGCAAAACAGCAATTTAATGTGTCTAATTTTGCATTAGCATCAAACGTCGCCACTATCACAACCTCTGCTGCACATAACTTTACAATTGGTCAAAAGGTTAGAATTGCCGATGTAGTAAACACCAACTTTAACGGGGTGTTTACAGTATTAACTGTTCCTTCTTCTACAACGTTCACATATGCTAAAACACACTCAGGAACTATCTCTAGCACAGCAGCTTCTGTTGGTACTGCCCTAGCGTTAGTTGTAGAAACTGTTGTATGCGCAGTAAATGAACTGCCAGAAGAAGGAACATTCACAGTAAATGTATCTGGTGGAATTAGCTAAGGAGAAAAATGGCAGCCGTATACCCAGGGTCGATTAGAAACTTTACTACAAAAGCAAATACTGTAGATACTATCGATGCGTCCCACCCAAACTTACTTCAAGAAGAAGTAACCGCAATTGAAAGCGTACTTGGTATAAATCCAAATCTTTCAACTACTGGTTCAGGAGCTTATACAAACGTAGCTACCTCTTGGGCAACAGTGTCTTCTAGACTTGCAAACATAGAAAACGGAATTACCGGAGACGTTCACACTCAATATTTAAAATTATCTGGTGGGGGTATTGTTCTTAGTACTAGCGCCGCAACTGTACCTTTTACTGTAAGAGGAGCAGCAAGCCAAAGCGCAAACTTACAAGAGTGGAGAAACTCTGCTGGAACAGTTGTTGCTTCTGTATCTCCAACTGGAACTGTATTTGCCGCAAACGTTGCTGAAGAAACAACTAACTTATCTGTAGTAGCTTGGGTATTTGGGTAACAATAAATGGCTATTTATGGCGTTGATTTTTATGGTATCTCTTTCTATGGCGCAAACACCTTAGTAGATTTTGACGCATCCCCATTTACAGCTACCTCTACAGACTATAACGAAATTGAATTAAGATGGACAGAACCTTCTGGTTCTTGGAGTAATTTGCGTTTACTACGAAACCCATTTGGATTTCCTATGACCCCCGATGACGGAGACTTACTAGTAGATTCTTTACCTGCAGATGATGTTACTTTTTATCTAGACCGAGGTCAGGTACCTACAAACTCTGGTTTACTTCCAGGCCGTACTTACTACTATTCAATATTTGTAAAAGAGACAGTACAAAATACTTGGGTTAAAGCTGGAGAATCTATTGGAGTCTCAGTAAAAAATTATGGAACTAAAGAACAGTTTTATGACTATCTTCCAGCGATTTTTAAAATAAAAAATACGTTTTCTGCTTCTGATAATGACGATTCTATAAACGATGACCTATATAACTTTTTAAGTATTTTTGCTATTGAACACGACCTATTTAAAACTTTGGCTCAAAACGTTAGTGAACGCTACGACATACTTAATTTAGATGGTCGTTTAGTTCCCCCAATGCTAAATCAATTTGGGTTAAAATACGAACCTTACGTAGGTCTTCAACAAGCACGAATTCTTCTTAGAAATGCTATTAAAATTTACTCTGAAAAGGGCTCTATTCAAGGATTAAAAACTTACGTTACAGCTTTTTCTGGGTATAACTGTAAAATTAACCCTATAACTAATTACATGCAAGATGTTAATTCATCTTCATTTAAAGAATCAATAGGTTTTTGGAGAAACGTATCTAACGCCACACTAGCTCAGGGAACTTTAGATAGTGAAACTCCGTCTGTAGCACCGTATATAGAAGTGGCATCTCCATCTAATTATCCAAATGGTCAACTTGGATTTCTAAAGGTAACAGCTAATAGTGCAGCAGACGTTGAAATTGCTTGCGGAACTTTAAATGTAAGAACTTTAGGAATACCTGTTCAAAACGGAAAGTCATACACTTTATCCGCGTATAGCAGAGCAAAAACTACCGCAAGAAATGTTGTGCTTGATATTAGATGGTATGACGGGGATGAGACTCTGTTAGGAACTGCAGGTGAATCCAGTAAATTAAACACCACAGGAGACTGGACTAGAACGTCGTTTTCTACATCTTCTGCTCCAGCAAATGCTAAGTTTGCTGTTCCATACATAAGAATTGAAGGATGCGCTAACGGAGAAATTCACTATATTGACGCTGTTCAGTTTGAAAACTCTGCTGAACCTACAACCTTTGTTGATGCTAGAAGAACAGATATTGTTTTAATATCAAACAGGGTTAACTTATTAACTAACCCAAGTTTTGAAATAAATACTAGTGGGTGGGTTTGCAGCACCTCTAACGCAACACTAAGTACTTCCGCAACTGGAGCTTTAGACTTTAGTACAACATCCCTTACAGCAACCCCGACTAGTGCTGGAACTGTAATAGTAGAAACTGACTCATTTGCTCATAATGTTGTAGAAGGCTCTGAATACTCTTTAAGTTTTTATGCAAAAAGAACTGGAGCGGCTACCACAGCAACAGCCAGGATATCTTGGTACACAGAGGGCGGCGCATTAATTTCTACAAGTTCTGGAACGTCTACTAACGTAAACACTTCCTTTGGAAGAGTTTCAATAACTGCAACTGCCCCTACTAATGCCGTACACGCAAAAGTTAGCGTATCTTGGGCAGGTGGCACAGGAAACGTGTTATTTGTTGATGCTGCGTTGTTTGAAAGAGCTTCTTATGTTGGGCCATATTTTGATGGTTCGGGAGGGTATCAACAGACTAGCGATTTAGTTTGGGAAGGTACTCCAGGGTTATCTAGAAGTCATTATTATAAAAACAGAGCTTTAGTACAAAACAGGCTTGCTGCGACTGTTGGAGAGTTTATAACCCACGGAACTCCTTGGGCTATATTTGTGGCGCAACCAGACTAGCCCTTTTTGTAAGAGTTGTGTATGCTGGCATCTCCGTCAAGGAGGTACCAAATGAGACGAGTAACCATAGCGGTTATAGGAAATGGCAAAACTTCAAGAGCAAACGTAGAGGCTTTATTAAACGATACTATTGAGTCGTTTGACGAGACCTACATAGCTTTAATTTACGATAAAGCCCCTTCTGAGGGTGTTGTATGGTCTAAACAATATGCTGATAGTAAAGACTTACCTTATAAAGAATATTCGGATTTAAATTTTTCTAGTTTTGTTACGGACAATAAAGACAGAGAAACAAAGTTTTTTATACTTTGGGATGACGAAGATTTTGAATGCGTTGAGGCAATTAGGTGCTCTCAAGAAAACAGCATAATGTCTTTTGATTTAACTAATGGTTTAGTTGCCATAAAGCCAATAACTACAGACATAAAACCTAGACCTGTTGTAGCAGCTATGCCAGAGGTTGAAACTAAAGTTAACCCTATTGAAGTAAAAAAAGACGCTAAGTACAAATCAAGTTTTTTAAAGATTGAAGAGGACGAAGAGGAAGACTACGACGAGGAAGATGATGACGAAGAGGAATATGAGTCCTCAGACATAATATTAGAGGCTGTTGAAGAGATAGCTAAAATATTTGCAGTTGCTATTGCAAGCGCTATCAAAGAGGCTATGGAAAAAGGCCCAGATGAGTCTAAGTAGAGACGCTAGGTACGCCTTAAACCTTTTTGTGTCTGACCCTGATTTACGGGTTAATTCAGAAACCCTAAAAACTCAAATGGGTATTAGTAGACGTAAGAGTCGACAACTAATTATAGAGCTGGAGTCTGCTGGCTACGTAATTAGGCTTAGAAACTCAAACATAGGAACACGCTTAAAAATCTCACAGAAGGTACCAGTTTTGGTACCTTCCGATACGCTATATAGCGATATAGCCCTTAGCCCTATTTCTAATAGCTTAAAAGCTGATATCTCTTATATAGCTACAAATAAATTCTTTGACGAAGTCAAAGAGGACGGGGGAAGCATGAATGATGAAATGTATCGAAGTCTATTTGGCTCAAAGTCCACAAGTGACTTCGAAACCGACCAAAACGCTAAGATGGATAAACGTAAGCGTCATCGAGATAGCGTAGAGGTTGCTAAGTGGAATTCTAAAGATGTGGCTTACGAGTTTGCCGACCGCATGATGGACCTGTGGAATATTCCCCCATTCCGCGTTACTCAGTCCCGTTTTGTTATGGCTCTTGCGGGCATGCGTAAGAAATTTCAAACCAACGGCGCTATAGAGGTTGCCATGATTGATATATTCTTCAGTTCAATCCAGCATGATAAATATAAAGATGGGAATCATCTTTGGCGTTCTTTTATTCGTATAGCTCCTTCCATTGTTGAGCAGGCTCGAATATCTGTAACTACACCAGAACAGAGAGAGACTGCTATTGTTGAGGCCAAGGCTCAAGCAGCCAAAAAACTGGCCCTATTTGATGACGAGGACTAATGTTCAGTTTAGATAATTTACCTATCCGTAGACGTACTTGGATACAGATTGCCTCTCTCCCAAAGGCCAGAATCGGCTGGGAATTGGGCGACTGTAAAGACGTACCTACCGAGGCTCTTGATAGCCTCTCAAAATGGCTCACAGGGCTTTATAAGGGCAACGTAGTGTCGGCCGTAGGACGTCAAACTTGCGGTCTTGGCCTACTTCTTTACGGGTTGCCCGGTAGGGGCAAAACGACCGTTGCAGTTACCCTCCTACAGGAAATTATGAGAACTGCTACCCCAGAGGCTTTAAAAATGGGAGAGGGTAAGACTTTGGTCCGACCTTGCTACTTTATAACCTTCAACTCCCTTTTAGATTTAAAAGGCGCTTTGATGGATGAGCAAACTGAATCTGACAAGCTTTTGTACGACGGCATCTTGGGAGAGAGTTTAGAT